GAGTCCTGCACAAGTGATTGTGATAATTGTATAATCCAGATAATTATGAACGAATATGCGTTGTGCACAGGACAGGCGACAGATCAGGTTACCGATCTTGCAGATATTACTGCAATTAGTGAAGCAATAGAAGAATTGAATAGCTGGCATTGCTGCCCTGTGGCAGATGAGACCTATGCAGCCGCACAAATGGGAATAAAGGCTCTTAAAAAGCAGATCCCCATGAAAGTCCGCGAGATCCATGTGGACGAGTACATCTGTCCTTGCTGCTTGGAAGAAAATGGATGTAATGAGTTAGAAGTAACCGACGAATATTGTCCGAAATGCGGACAACGATTAAAAAGCTAACTTAGGATTTAGTGGAGGAATAGGATGAAAATATATAATGCGGAAACACGGGAGCATATAAATAATCTTTCCTGCATATTTGATAAGTTTGCAGATGAATTATCTCTGGCAGAGAAGGAGTCACTAAACGCAGCAATGCATTTAATGGATACTGTCGAAAGGAATAATGGAACTTTGGTCTTAAAGTCTTAGGATTTAACAAAGGAGCGAGAAATGATAGATGCAGAGGAAACAAAACGGTTTAAGGCAAAACAACTGAGATATAAAAAGCCCATTGTTAAAAATCTTAACCTTGATTTCATCCAACAGGATTTGTGGGACATCCAAGAAGCCTGCGAAGAGGTGCATTGGTACACGGATTCCGAAGATGGGAATGATAGCCTTATCAATGCACTGTCCGGAGATGAAGATGAAGCGTATGAATTTAGAATGGCATTTGCCGATCTGTGTGCTGAATGTGAAAAAATGTTTGAGGATATCCAGGAGGAATGGGTTCCGGATTGCTTCGATATATTCTTTGTGGCAGCAGGAGCCGGTGAGACATACGGAGGACTGCTTGGTTTTGACGAGTATGAACAGGACTACTTCGGAATAGGAGGTTCTGATTCTTGGGCAGAGGATGAAACCAAAAAGAAACTGAAGCAGATGACGAAGGACGAAATGATAGCTGCGGCCAGACAGTGTTTTAGGGTTTATTCCGCTTACGTTGGCCTACGGAGCCGATACGATAGTCTGAAAGCAGCCATTGACATTTTGCGTGATCAAAACACAGGGTATTTGCAGGTAGTAAAAGAGATTGAGAAGCTTTATGAGGTAGCTGCCGCAGAGCAGGGGCGGTATGCAAAATATAGCAAAGAATGGAGAGAATTTGAACGCTATACCGATGCGCTCCCGCCGGAAGCTTGGATTGCGTAGGTAAACTGAAATATCGGAAAAATTGTGTAACGAAAGGAGATAGGAATGGCGAGACCGAAGAAAGAAGGTAAGAAGAACATCCGGAAAGACATCAGCATGGATCCGGAGCAGTACGAGAGATTAATTGATTACTGCCGGCAGCAGGACAGACCTATCTCCTGGGTGATCCGGCAGGCGCTGGACAATTATTTACCTGTGTAACGGTACGTATTATTACACAATAAAACTGAAATTTAGCGAAGGAGTGATAGAAAAAGCATAATAAAAAGACCAGTGCAGAGGGCCTGCAATCGATACCAATAAAACAGCGGTAGACCATCCGACCAAAGATAGCATCTACCGCTTACCTGCTTGCCAGTATCATACCATAGGATCAGCTGGCACGCAATGAGAAAATGAGGTACAGCCTATGACAAAGACAGACCTGATCAACGACATTGCATTTGAAATGAGTAACATTTTGACGCCGGAACAGATTGACAAGGTAAAGATAATATTTTTGGTAAAGATGCAGGACTTTGATCTTGCCGAGACCAGACAGCTTCCGATGGTGGAAGAACATGACAATGAATGGCTTATGAAGCGATACTGGATCGATGGGGCAGCAGTAGGCCTGAAGGAATCAACCATGCGGGGATATCTTGGAAGAATAAAAGAGTTCTTCGATTTCACGGGAAAAAATTATAAGTATATTACAGCACAGGACATAACAGATTTCCTTGCTATCAAAGCATACCGTGATCATATCAGCCAGAATTATAAGTCTACGCTATACCGGTACCTCTGCACATTTTTCGGCTGGGCTTTCCGGAAAAAGCATATCGTTGATAATATTGCAGATGGAGTGGACAAGGTAAAGCAGATTCAGGCACAAAAGAAGCGGCTGACAGATGAAGAGGTGGAAGATATCCGTGATGTATTGGATACACCAAAGGAAAAAGCACTGTTTGAACTGATGCTCTGCACCGGCATGAGAGTAGGCGAAATATCCAATCTCAATATTTCGGATCTGGATCTGACGCACAGGACTGTCAACATCTGGGGAGAGAAGAGCAATAAATATCGCACCGGTATGTTGACACCTAAAGCAGTAAAAGCATTGCGGAATTATATCGGTGGGCGTCCTGGGACAGACCCTGTATTTTTGGCTGACAGGGCACCGCATAACCGCATGCGGGAGTACGGCATCGAGAAGCTGACCAAGGAAATGGCAGTCCGCGGTGGTGTGACGCGGTTGACGGCAACGGTCCATATATACCGCAAGACCTTTGCGTCCGTCCTGTACCGTAAGACAGGGGATGTGATGCTGGTAAGTAAGCTACTCGGACATTCCAACCCAGAGATTACAGTAAAATATTATCTGGTAGATGATATCGAGGAGATGCAGAACAAATACAACAAAGTGGCATAATTGCACCGGTGCAACTCCGGTGTGGCAGAAAGGAGAAAGCATCGATGCAGAGAATTAACAGAACGAGCTGGAGGATCATTGAAACTATATTATTACGTTATCCCCAGCGCAAGAAAGAATATGAGGAGTACATATCGGACATTATGGCATCGCCAGCGGGAGGCAGCAGTCGTCCGTTGGACCCTGTCAGGGAAATGGACAAGGCACAATCTGTCACAGAAGCAAAGGCCCTGAAGATGACCTCGGTGTATCATGATAGGATCAAAAAAGAGATAGAGGCGGTGGAATTTGCCTATAATTCTCTCAAACCGGAGGAACAGAGAGTAATCCGGATCAGATACTGGAGCAAGGGCCTCAGAGCACCGATCCCGTACCTTAAGATTGGTGGGGCATCATACAGTGAGCGGCAGATGAAACGGATCGTGTTCAAGACAATCGAACAGATTGGTAGGTACATTGGAGAGTTAAAGTAAAAGATGGCATGATTTCGCATGTCAAATGTGATAATATAGTATCGTGATAAATTAGTGACAAGGCAATGCAGATAGCTGCGTTGCCTTTTTTCGTGGAGTTGCACCGGTGCAACTCTGGAGAGATGGTGAGCGGATGGCAAAAGGCAAATATGAGTATTGGCTGACACCGGAAGGCTTGCTAAAGCTGGAAGGATGGGCAAGAGATGGATTAACAGATGAGCAGATTGCTACAAATATGGGAATTCGCAGAGAAACGTTATATGCATGGTGTAAAAAGTATACTAACATTTCTAACACCCTAAAAAGGGGAAAGGAAGTAGTTGATAGAGAAATAGAACGGGCTCTATATAATAATGCGGCTGGATACAATTATACTGAAAAGGTTATATGTACGAAAAAAGAAGTCCTATATGAAAATGGCAAGAGAATCAAGGAAACGGTAGAACCGGTAGTTGTCGAAGTAGAGAAACATAAACCCGGAGAAACCACAGCCCAGATATTCTGGTTAAAGAACCGGAAACCGGATAAATGGAGAGACAAACAGGATGTCCAGATCTCCGGAGAGCTTAAATCCGAACAGAGTAAACTGGATGACCTGATCAGACAGATGCGTGGTGATGGGTAATGAGCGCAAGTAAACTCCTGCTGTCAGAGAAATACAAAGCATTCCTGAAATGCGATGCTCCGGTGGAATTTCTGGAAGGAACCACGGCAGCAGGTAAGACGACGGTAGGAATCTTCAAGTTTATGCTTAAGGTGGCAGAAAGCCCCAAGAAGCTTCACATCATTGCTGCGGATGACACCGGAACTGCTGAGAAGAATATCATCAACAAGGATCTTGGTATATTGGATGATTTCGGAATCCTGGTGGAGTATAACGGCAGTGGTACGAAAGACGATAAAATCCCGCACTTGATCCTGCATACTGGCAAGGGAGATAAAGTCATTTATGTGCTGGGCTACGGTAACAAGAAAAAGTGGAAGAAGGCCCTGGGTGGACAATATGGCTGTCTGTACATAGATGAAGTAAATACCGCAGACATAGATTTTGTCAGAGAAGCATCCATGCGATGTGATTATCTGATGGCAACACTGAACCCGGATGATCCAGGATTGCCGGTGTACAAAGAATATATCAACTGTGCGCGTCCTCTTCCGGAATGGAAGGATGAGACACCACAGGAAATCATAGAGGAACTGAAAGAAGAGCCAAAGGACGGATGGATCCATTGGTTCTTTTCTTTTAAAGACAATGCAGGCCTTCCACCGGATAAGCTGCAGATGATCCTGCAAAACACACCTAAGGGTACCAAAATTTGGAAAAACAAGATCCAGGGTCTCCGCGGAAAAGCGACAGGGTTAGTATTCTCCAACTTTGTCAGAAAGAAACATGTTGTTACTGCTGCATGGGTGAAGAAACAGATTGCAGATGGGAAGATCCGTTTCAGGAAGTTTACGGCCGGACTGGATACATCATATTCCTCAAAATCTCCGGATACCATTGCAATGATCTTCCAGGGCATTACGGATGACCGCAAGCTGATCACACTGGCTGAAATGGTGTATAGCAATGCTGATCTCAGTGTGCCGTTGGCACCATCTGACACAACGGTAAAGTTTATAGCTTTTCTGGATAGATGCAGATCGGAATGGGGATTTGCAAAAGAATCCTTTGTTGACTGTGCGGATGCGGCGACAATAACAGAACTTCGGAAGTATAAGCGCCTGCATGGGTGCCTTTACAATTTCATTGAGTCCTACAAAAAGGTAACAATACTGGATCGTATCAATTTACAGCTGGGATGGATCCAGCAGGACTGCTATCTGGTAGTTGAGGATTGCACAAACCATATCTCAGAATTGGAACGTTATTCATGGGATGAGGAAGCGGATGTCCCCACACCAGAGGACAAGAACGATCATACGATCAATGCTAACCAGTATGGATGGATCCCATACCGGAATATGATCGGATTCGAGGAGGATAAACAGAGGTGAACCTGATGGAAAAGATAAATGAGAATATCAAAAGAGGGATACGGAGCTGGCTGAATGTTTCTCCGGCGAATCCCTATGTGTTTAATATCAATGAGATGATGGACTTCGAGGGGAACGCGATCCGAAACCGTATCTGGTATCGTGGTGACAGCAACGAACTGGAGCAGTTCTATGAGCAGAATGCGGAATATGCAGATAAATATAAATTCTGGTCCAGCAAGAGCACACCGGGGCTGGAAATGCGCAAGATCCACACAGGCCTTCCGGCGCTTACGGTGAGAACTCTGGCAGCAGTAGTCCTTCCGGATATGGGGGAATTTGAATTTTCCTCAGAGAACGAAAAACAGAAACAGATATGGAAAGACATTGCAAAGCCTGAGAATAATAACTTTGCCGACAAGGTAGAGGATGCAATCAAAGAGGCGCTGTATATCGGAGATGGGGCTTTTAAAGTGTCCATTGATACAGAGGTCAGTGAATATCCGATTTTAGAATGGTATGCTGGGGATCGTGTCGAAATCATCCGGAAAAAGGATAAGGTCAGGGAAGTGATATTTAAGACACCATACAGCGGAGGTGGCAAGACATATGTGCTCAATGAGATATATGGATATGGGTATGTAAATAACGAGCTTTATCTGGACAACAGAAAGGTACCGCTGACTACATTACAGATCACCAGCTCACTGGAAAATGTGACCTTTGATAAAAGCGTTATGCTGGCGGTGCCTATGATGTTCTACAAGTCGGCAAAATATGAAGGACGAGGTGGAAGCATCTTTGACGGAAAGGTGGACAGCTATGATGCGCTGGATGAAGTATGGAGCCAGTGGATGGATGCGCTGAGAGCAGGAAGAGCCAAAACATATATTCCGGACTGTCTGGTCCCGAGGAATCCGGAAACAGGAGCTGCGATAACACCGAATCCGTTCGATAACAGATATTTTGCAGCAGAAGGAGACCAGCGCGAAGGGCAGAAAAACGTAATCAGTACAGACCAGCCGAGCATTCCTCATGACAGCTACCAGGCTTCCTACTGTACGGCTCTGGACCTTTGCCTGCAGGGGATCATCAGTCCTTCTACACTGGGGATTGATGTAAAAAAACTGGATAATGCAGAAGCGCAGCGTGAAAAGGAAAAAACAACGCTGTACACAAGAAATATTATCGTGGAAACTCTTCAGACAGTATTGCCGCAGGTAGTATCCATGTGTATCAACGCATATCACCTGATGAAGAATGAGGCAGTGGAAAGTGTAGAGGTAAATCTCCCATTTGGAGAATATGCCAATCCTTCATTTGAATCGCAGGTGGAAACAGTCGGTAAGGCAAAGCAGAGCGGAATCATGAGCATTGAGCGCTGTGTGGAGGAACTATACGGTGACAGTCTGGACGATGATTGCAAACGAGAAGAAATCGCAAGGCTCAAGGCAGAGCAGGGGATTCAGAACATTCCGGAGCCGGAGATCAGAACGGATGCAGGAGAATTCAGGATAAACGGATTTACTGGAGGTAGTGATGGAAGTAAAGGTAGCGAAAAAAACATACCGGATGAACCGGGAGGAGTACCAGGGGCTTCTGAAGGTGGCCAGTGAGCAGGTTCCGAAAGGAATCTATGCAGTGGAAAAAGGTAATTATGCGGAACTTCGCTGTGATCATTGTACCAGCGTCACGCAGATCAAGACATTGACCAGACAGTTCAGAAGCCAGGGATTCAAGGTATATGCAAACGGCAGGTGATTAGATGCCTAAGATAAATTCAGAATATGACATTGGAGCAGCATTCGAAGCTGTTGAGAATGAACTCATTGCTTCCATGATCCGGAACATGCGAAGACATAAGATTGAGGAAATCGATGAGGACAAGCAATGGTCCATGTGGCAGACAGAGCAGCTCCGGGCACTGGAAAAGTACAGAAAAGAGAATCAGGAGCGGTTCGGTGCGAAATTCAAGGATATCAATAATCGAATCGAAGCACTGATAAGTACTGCTAGGGATGAAGGAGATATGGATCAGGAGATAGCCATACTGGAGGCTATAAAAAAAGGCTTCCCGGCAAGAAGAGTAAGTCCGGGAGCATCGGCGGCATTCTTCCGGTTGAACCAGAGGAAGCTGGAGGCGCTGATCCGGGCGACCACATCAGACATGGAAAAGGCTGAGACCGCTGTTTTACGTATGGCTAATGACCAGTACCGCAAGGTTATCTTCAATGCACAGGTATATGCAAACAGCGGAGCCGGGACCTATGAGAAGGCGGTGGACATGGCTACAAAGGACTTTATTGCCGCCGGCCTCAACTGCGTGGAATATGCCAATGGATCCAGGCACACACTGGCAGACTATGCGGACATGGCAATACGGACAGCCAGTAAGCGTGCATACCTGCAGGGGGAAGGGCAGAAAAGGCAGGAATGGGGGATATCCACGGTGATCATGAATAAGCGTGGAAATCCCTGCCCCAAGTGTTTACCGTTTGTTGGTAAGATACTGATCGATGATGTATGGAGCGGTGGAAGCGCAAAGGACGGACCATATCCCCTGATGAGCTCGGCAATAGCAGCGGGGCTTTATCATCCACGGTGTAAGGATAGCCATACGACCTATTTTCCGGAACTGGAGGATCTGGACAATGAATACAGTAAAAAAGACATAGAGGATATTGATGAACAGAACAGAAAGGAAGCCCGACAGCAATATGCAGAGAGACAAGAGAAGAAATTCCACAGATTAGCGTTATTTTCGTTGGATCCAGAGAATAAAAGCAAGTATCGTGCTAAGGAAAAAGAATGGAGTCAGGAAACCGAAGTCCGGTATAAAGTTCCTGATGAGGTGAAAGCGCCGAGATCGGATACTCCGCAGATCATGATCGATTTAGTAGATCAGTACACGAAAGATGAGTGCATCAAGATAGATGAACTGTCAGAACATGCATTTTCATACGATCCAGATACGGATATGATAATTATTAATCCGAAACATCCCTTATATGATGAGGAAAATTATAAGGCTGTACTGGTCCATGAAATAGCCCATAGAATCGACCATAATGAATATGGTAGTCCTATGTATGCTGAATTTGTAGAGTCAATAAAGAATACAGAAAAAGGAGTATTGCAAGAAAAGGAGAAGTATCAGCAGAGACTTGCTGTGAGTGGTGATTTAGAGTACAATTACTTCATCAGTGATATAATGTCATGCATGACAGATAACGTGATTGCCGGAGCATATGGACATGAATCACAGTACATAGGTAAACCCGGATATGCGGAGTCGGAGATATTTGCGGACGTATATGCTGCATTGTATCAGTCGGATGATATAACTGTAAAATTCATAAAAAGCGAATTGCCAGAGCTATATGAAGCATTTATGAAAGTGCTAAAGAGGTAATTATGTTCAAAAAAGAATTTGTTGAAAAAATGAAAAACGATGAGGAACTGCAGGAGTTGCGCAGGAAAGTATTATCTTTCTCCGAAAAAATGGGAGATGCCGCATACATCATCGGAAAAGATAAAAGCTATGAGGATTATAAAGAACGTTTACGAAGAATGGTAAAAGAACATGAAGCCACCGGTCAGTAGATTGGTGGTATTTTTATCTCGAAAAAAGAAAATTGCACCGGTGCAACAAATAATCTGGAATCAACACGCTTCATGGCGTGTTTTTTTATGCCCAAACACGAGCAAGGCAATAAACTGCAGCGTGACCGGAGACACCGAAGACAATGGATCGCAGTAAGGGTGACACCCTCAAAATGGAAAGGAGCACGTTATGTTTTACAAGACAGTAAGAAGATTCTTAGACCCCGATGGAAGCCAGGGCGGAGCACCGGCAGGAGAACAGACTGATCAGCAGTCACAGCAGAATGCAGCACCGCAGATTGACTATGGAAAAATCCAGCAGATGTTGGATGGAACGCTTGCGGCAAAAGAGGATACGGCATTGAAAGCCTATTTCAAGCAGCAGGGGCTTTCCCAACAGGAGGTGGAACAGGCTATAGCAACCTTCAAGGAACAGAAGGCGGCAAATCAGCCGAATGTGGAAGCATTGCAACAGCAGGCTGCAACCGCTGTGGCCGAGGCAAGACAGGCACAGATCCAACAGGCAGCGACGATGGCAGCAGTCGGACTGGGAATCAGCGTAACATCCATCCCGTATCTGTTGAAGATGGCAGATTTCAGCCAGGCAGTAGGACAGGATGGAAAGATCAGCAATGAGAAACTTACGGAAGCCCTGAATAAGGTGCTGGAGGACATTCCTGCATTAAAACCGCAGGAGACAGATACTACTGGTTTCCTTCATGTAGGGACAGGCGGAGATCCTTCGCAGCATACACAGCAGGCAACCGTACAACAGACACAGACACCGACCAAAAGATGGAATCGGTGGAACTAAGGAAAGGAAGGTATAAGATATGCCTAATTTAAACTATGCACAGCAGTGGAGTCCTGAACTCCTGCAGATTCTGATGCAGGGAGCGTTAACCTCTCCCTTCATTACATCTAATGTAAGATGGCTGGATGCGAAGACATTCCACTTTACACAGAGGAGCACCACTGGTTATAAGAATCACAAGAGAACTGGTGGTTGGAACATGGGATCCTTTGATCAGACAGATGTTCCGTTTACAGTAACCCATGACAGAGACGTTCAGTTCCTGGTAGACAAGGCAGATGTGGATGAGACCAACGCAACTGCATCCATGCAGAATATCTCCAGAACCTTCGAACAGACTCAGGTAGTGCCTGAGACAGATGCCCTGTTCTTCTCCCGTGTGGCACAGGTGGCACAGAAGACGGAGGGATATCACAGCCAGACCGCTATTTCTGCTTATACCAAGGCAAAGGTATTCGGAATGCTGAAGGACATCCTTGCGAAAGGAAAGTTGAGACGGTACAAGGCAAATGGTAGCCTGCTCACGTATGTGGCCAGTCCTATTATGGATGCACTGGAGCAGTCCACTGAGTTTACCCGTAAAATTGAACTTACACAGATCGCTGAGGGTGGTATCGGCATCGAGACCAGAGTAACGGAAATCGATGGTGTACCCATCATGGAAGTTATCGACGATGAGCGTTTCTATGATGCTTTCGACTGGGAGCCTACTGAGGGTGGATTTGCTCCGCTGAAAAAGGTGGCCGAGGACACCAGTAACCACGTTGCTGCTGTAACCGGAGCTCATAAGATCAATGTACTGGTGGCATGCGGACAGACATGTAAGACGGTTCCTAAGATTGCTTCTATCTATTATTTCAATCCCGGAACACATACAGAAGGAGACGGATACCTGTACCAGAATAGATCTCTGTCTGATACCTTTGTGTTCCCCAATGGACGTGACGGCAAGGTGGATAGCGTCTATGTAGATGTGGATACCACGGAGTACACCGGGGAGTAAGGAGGGCATATGTCCTATAAACCTTATGTAAGAAAAGAAGAGTACACAGAGATCTATAATGGCAGCGTGATTCCTGACGGAGAGCTTGAAAGAGCACTTCGTCAGGCCTGCCGGCATATTGACAGTCTGACATTTAACCGGATTGTGGCAGCAGGATTCGATCATCTGACAGCTTTTCAGCAGGAGACCATCAAAGAGGTTGTCTGCATGCAGGCAGATTTCGAATATGAAAATGCAGATGAAATCAATACGATTTTATCCAGCTATAGCATTAATGGAGTATCCGCACAGTTCGGAAGTTCCTGGAATGTTTTCATGGAAAAAGGTATTGCCATGAAGCGGGATGTGTATTCGTTACTGACTCAGACAGGCCTGTGTTGCAGAATTGCGAGGTGATCCTATGAAATATCCATGTTTGGTGCCTAAAAGATTATGTAAGACAGATATCTCTGTTGCGATAGATCAAGAAGGACTGAACGAATACGGGGAGCCATTGAAGCCAGTGGAGTATTACGGACAATGTAACTATCAGGACAAGGCAAAAACTGTGCTGACCACGGAGAAGAAACTGATAGAGATCACCGGAACAGCATTGTTTCCCGGAGATATTTGTCCTGATCTTCCGGCCATATCCGGAGGCAGTGCTGTGATATTTGGGGGTAAGCGCAGGATTCTTGAGGGTCGTAAGGCGAGAAACCCGGATGGAACAGTCAACTATACGGAGGTGATGCTGATATGATCAGTGTAAATTCCACAGTAAAGCTGAATTTTCCGAAGATCCAACAGCTGACGAAAGCACAGGTGATGGCTTTAGAGCAGACTGCGGAGGCATTACATACCAATGTAGTGCAGGCCCAGGTATTTCCGAGGGATACCGGTAATCTGCAAAATGAGAGTACTTTTGTGGATTACTCTGAGAGCAGTCAGGGAAAAGTCAGTATCATTTCCAGTACGCCATACGCAAGACGCCTTTATTTTCACCCGGAATATCATTTCCAGAAGACGGAGAATCCGAATGCAAGAGGTGAATGGTATGAGGACTGGATTTCTGGGAAGAAATCAGAGTACTGCCAAAAGGCATACAAACAAATATACAGGAGGATTGCCGGATTATGATGTTATCGGATGTACGAGATTATGTGGAATCCCTTGAACTGGCAGATCAGGTATATATGGGTAGCCTGCCGGACAAGCAGGAAAAGTCCATTGGAGTTTATAATAGCAAGCATCAGCAGGAGTATAAGACAGCACTGGGAGGACCCCAGCTTGCGTCTTACGGGACAAAATATGTCAGCCTGTTGATTCACTGGAATAATTCGCCCCGCTTGTCGGAAAAGGCAGCCATGACTGTATTTGAGGCAGTGGAGACTGCAAGAAATGTAACGGTCAACGACGAGTTGATAAAATTTATACAGCCACTCTATGAACCGCAGGATGTCGGAAAAGATGATGCCGGTATCTGCGAATGGGTCATAGAGATGGCTGTTATTTATGAGAAAGGAAAAGGTGAAAAAGAATGAGCACACCTATTACAGGAGTATATCCCTGCTATGAAAACCAGTTTCAGATCAATACTGCAGCAAGCGGAGTTGAAAAGAAAATGGTTGATATTGCGGACTGTGAGACCTTCAGTGTATCTTTCGATAATGGTGTAGAGGAATGGCATCCGTTTACAGAAAAAGGATGGGTCAGACGGCTGCTTACCAGTAAGGGAGTTACCATCTCTGTAACTGCGAAGCGCAATGTTGGTGACGCTGGTAATGATGCTGTGGCAGCGCTTGCATGGGTAAACGGCCGTTCTGCAGAGAAAGATATTCAGTGGACATTCCCCGACGGAACTGTAGTTTTGTTTGCTGGAGCAGTCGTGAATATAAAGAACATTGGAGCAGGGGACTCTACAGCTGTGGCACCGTTGGAATTCGATATTATGAGCAACGGGAAGCCAGAGATCACTCTCGCAGAGTAAAAAGAACAGGAGGTTATTATGGCAAAGAAAATCGTAGATATTACAGAAAAACTGAGTTTTGACGAGAACCCGGTACTGAAGGTGAAGGATGTCACCGTGGAAGTCAATTCTGACGCAGCCACTGTACTGAAGATTATGGGTATTTTTTCGAAGGGTACATCAGCTAAAGAAGTGTTGGCGGTATATGAACTGATTTTCAATGAGAAGGATAGGGAAAAGATCGATAAACTGAATCTCCAGTTCAAGGATTTCCAGACGATCATCATGGCAGCAGTAGACCTGATCACGGGAGACGAAGAGCCGGGAGAGCAGTGACCCGTACTATGATCTGATCGGAGATTACAGTCTGATCGTATCATCCTTCCAGGCGCAGTACGGGATCCGGCTGTCGAAAGAAATTGATACCATGAAGTGGGATGAGTTTAAGGACCTTCTTATCGGAATCGGACCGGAGACACCTCTGGGACGGATCGTAGCAATCCGGGCCGAGGAGGATAAGGATATCTTAGACAATTTTACTCCGGAACAACACAGAATCAGGAATGAATGGCGTACAAACAGAGCAAAAAAGGTGACACCTGATAATATGGCGGCAGTCCTTGGTCAACTGAAGAATGCGTTCATTTCTCTGGCAGGGGGCGATATACATTGAAAAAGTAGATAAGAAAAAAGTAGTGTGTCCTTACTGTGGGCATCCTGTGAATGCAATGCAGACGGAAGATGCACATTGCAGGGGAATTTATTTCCGCTGTAAAAATAAGGACTGTAAAAAGATTTTTGAGTTGAAGTTATAAGACGCTGTGCCGATGTGCCTGTCTTAGAAGGCAGGCTGGTTATGAGTGAAGCTACAAGCGTTGGACAGATCGGATTAGATCTGGTCGTAAATAAAAAGGACTTTAATAAGCAGATGAGCGGCATCCAGAGCCTGGCTACAAAAGTAGGTAAGAAACTGGCTGCCGCTTTTGCTGTAAAAAAGCTCGTAGATTTCAGTGAGAAGTGTATCGAACTGGGATCAGATCTGAGTGAAGTGCAAAATGTTGTGGACGTAACATTCCCGGCAATGTCAAAGCAGGTAGATAAATTTGCGCAGAATGCCGCAACTGCATTTGGACTGTCCGAGACGATGGCCAAGAGGTACACAGGAACCTTCGGTGCAATGGCCAAGGCTTTCGGATTCAGTGAGAAGCAGGCATACGATATGTCTACCACTCTGACAGGACTGGCGGGAGATGTGGCATCCTTTTATAACATATCTCAGGACGAAGCATATACAAAGCTGAAATCGGTATTCACTGGAGAAACAGAGAGTCTGAAAGATCTTGGTGTCGTCATGACGCAGACGGCACTGGATGCCTACGCTATGGCCAACGGCTACGGGAAGATCACGGCGGCTATGTCGGAGGCAGAAAAGGTAGCCCTACGGTATTCCTTTGTTCAGAGTAAACTGGCGACGGCATCTGGGGACTTTATGCGGACTTCTGATGGCTGGGCCAATCAGGTCAGAATCCTGAAGCTGCAGACTGAGTCTTTTATGGCGGCAATCGGTCAGGGGCTGATCAATGTCCTGACACCAGCTATCAAGGTTATCAATACCCTGATGGGGAAATTGGTACAGCTGGCGAATGTATTTAAAGCGTTTACAGATAAATTTGCCGGAAAGAAAGGCAATGATGTAGCCACAGGCATGGCGGCTGCGGAGGAAGCGTCTGCGGGCATCAGTGATAATATTAATGCCGCGGGAAAAGCAGCTAAAAAGTTAGGTGGATTACTTTCATCTGATGAATTGGATTTACTCTCCCAGAAGACGGATTCCTCTTCAGTATCTTCTGGTGAAACTTCCGGAATAGATATCGCTGGTTTGCAGACTTCCACGCAGGAGGCTGAAGCCAGTGCGGATAAAATTTCGAAAAAACTCTCTGACGCATTCAAGATTCCCGGTGTCAAAAATTTTGCAGATCAGTTCAACAATGGTCTGAAAAAGATTGATTTCGGAAATCTGAAGGATAATTTTTCAAGAATCATGGCTCAGATGGATCCATTGGCCAAAACTACAGTCAGAAACATTGAGACAATCATGGATCCGCTGGGAGGATATCTCGGAAACAGAATCGGAAATAAGATTGCTGTTACAGCCAAGGCGGTAGACCTGGGGCTGGATGGAATTGCAAGCTATCTGGAGCGCAACAGGAAAAAGATAGAATCCTGGAGCAGTGATGTAAGCCAGTCTATTGCGAACGGATTTACAAATCTTACGGATATCAATGAGCAGACATACAATAATCTGCTGGGGGCACTGGATAAAGCAGGACCTGATATTGTAAACGGAATCAATGATATTCTGACAGGTTGTACTGGATTTGGAATGTCACTGGGAACAATCTTCGCGGAAGGGTTTGAAATTTCCACAGAACACACATCCCAGTGGATGAAAGACAATCAGGAACTGATAGAAGGTACGCTCACTGATCTGTTTGATTTCGGTGGAGAATGTGCATCACTGGCAGGACAGATTGTAGGAAATCTTGGTAGTTCGCTTACAGATTGGTGGGAATCTCAGGGGAGTAGTACCTTTGGGAATATTGTAGATGCCTGGAATGATATCAAGAAGACGGTTTTAGAACTGTGGAATGATATTGCAATGCCAGTACTGAACCATGCTAGGGAAGCGATACAGGAGCTATGGGAAGAAAATCTCAGACCACTATGGGACAACATTCTTGATCTGATCAGCTCAGTAGGCGATTTCCTTGCAGCCGCGTGGAGTACCGTAATCAAACCAATTATCGGGTATCTGGCACCGACAATCAAGCAGGTGGCAGACATTGTGATAAACATCATGAGTACAGTATTCGCAACCGTGTCAGACATTATATCCGGAGCCATGAAAATACTGGGAGGACTGTTGGACTTCCTCACCGGAGTGTTTACAGGCAACTGGAAAAAGGCATGGGAAGGCTTACAGAAAATTACGGATGGAATCTGGCAAGCAATATGGGGATCGATCAAGGGAGTATGTAATCTGATCATTGATGGTGTGAATGCAATGATATCATTGATATATTCTACACTACGCAATGTGGTAAATGGAATCGGAAGCGTCGCAAAGAAGGCAGGAGATCTGGTTGGAAAAGACTGGGGCTTCGAAATGCCGAGTGATCCACCGCAGATACCTAAATTGTGGAATGGTGGATATGTCAAGGCTAATACGCCACAGCTTGCTATGATCGGTGATAATAGGCATCAGGGAGAAATTGTATCACCGGAAGATAAGTTACAGAAAATGGCACTAAGCGCAGCACAGGCGGCAGCGGGATCGGGAGGATCCATATCTGCGGAAAAGCTGGATAAGATCATTACATTGCTGGAGACTATCATCAGAATATTGGCGTCAGGCAATACGATAGAAATCAATGGTGTAAAATTTGCGGAACTACTGAAAAAGATAAACAGGGAGTACTTTAAGGCAACTGGAAATTACCTGTTGCTGGATGTATAAGGAGGCAGCAGGATGGCATTTCAGGCATGGTTATTAAAAGTGGGAGATACTGATATTTCAAAGTATGTAGATATTGAGACCTATAAGGTGAGTCCGGATCAGCGTGCAGATCTGGACTCTGACAGAAATGGTTTGAATATTTTATACCGGGAAGTTGCAGATCATTATACAACAAAAATTGAGTTCAATACGATTCCACTGGAAGCATGGGAAATGACAGAATTTCTACAAGCAATGGAAAAAGCGTACATAAAGGAGAAGGAAAGAAAGGTTATTGTAACTTATTTCGATGTAAATACCGGAGGATATAAATCGGGAGAAATGTATGTACCAAATTATACAGTAGAGACAAAAAGTTGGAATGGTATGGAATTATGGTATAAGCCATTACGTGTTGCGTTCCAGGAGTATTAAGAGGGAGAGGGAATGATAGATTATAAATATAAAGATTTTTATAATGATACATCCGTATCCAAAAGAATGCAGATACAATGTAGTGACGGGAGTGTACTGAATGAAGATGACTGGAAAGGTGAAAGTGCAGAGCTTACTGAGAGACTATGCTCAGAGAGTGAACTAAGTTTTGGCAGGTGTGAGGCGAGTACTTTTAAACTGAGAGTCAGGGAACGAATAGTACCTCTTGCCGGAAAAAAGATAACCGTATCCGTAACATTGGAAGGAGCCGAAGAGGCTCCTTTTATGATGGGAGTTTATAAAGTAGATTCTGATGTACCTACAGCAGATAGAAGATATAGGGATATTGTAGCCTACGATGCTATGTATGACATTCTTAATGCTGAGGTGTCCGGGTGGTATAACAGCCTAACTTTTCCGATGACGCTCCGACAATTTAGAACTGCTTTTTGTGCTTATGTCGGGGTGGAACAGGAAGAAATCACGTTGGTTAACGATGATATGACAGTGGAAAAGACTATAGATCCGCAGGAAATCCCGGGAAAGACAGTCATTGAGGCTATTTGTGAGATCAACGGCTGCTTTGGCCATATCGGCAGAAATGGAAAATTACGGTATGTGGTGCTGGAGCAGATGATAGAGGGGCTGTATCCTGCAGATGATCTGTATCCGGCAGATGACCTTTACCCTGCGGATCCGGTGGGGACATCAGAAGTATCCAAGAGCATGTATCTATCCTGTCAGTATGAGGACTTTATCTGCCAGCATATTGATAAGCTGCAGATCCGGCAGGAAGAAAACGACATCGGGGCAATCTCCGGTACTGGCAATAACTGCTATATCATTGAGGACAACTTTTTGGTGTATGGAAAGTCTGCGGCAGAACTGCAAACTATAGCCGATAATGTGCTGAGTGTAATCGGTGTCGTATGGTATCGCCCGGCACAGGTGGAAGCCCGCGGCAATCCCTGCCTGGAGGTAGGGGATGGCATCTTGTTGCACACGACTCGGGAGACCATTTATACCTACATCCTGCAGCGCACATTAAAAGGCATACAGGCACTTCGTGACAGCTATACGGCGGAGGGCGAGGAATACAGGACCGGACAGGTCAATGGACTGCAGAAGCAGATTATCCAGTTAAAGGGAAAAACAAATGTGCTTACAAGGACGGTGGATGAAACTCGTCTGGAAATGAAAGATATCAACCAGAACTTGTCCACGCAGATCAGCATTAATGCACAGCAGATTCTAACCAAGGTATCCAAGGACAATATCGTTTCAGAGATCAATCAGACTGCGGAAAGCATCAAAATTAAGGCCGAGAGGATAGATCTGGTCGGTATCGTAAATGCAGATGAGATGGTAGTCAAGTATGCGACTATCGATACCCTGAATGTGACAAAACTGGAACTGAACAACCTGATTGCCACCAAGGCAACCATTGACTCTCTGAATGCCGTCAGTGGCCGCGTGGGGAGCCTGGAAGCGGATCATGTGACTACATCTGATCTGTCAGCCGTATCAGCCCGTCTGAGCAACGTGGAAGCCAACTATATCAGCGCCAGCACTGTAAAGGCAGACTACATGGAGGTATCCAACTGGACATCCTCTGGGGTGATTAAAGCGGACAGAATCAGCGCTGCGACTATCATAAATAAGCTATCAAGCGTTGATCTGGTCAGCGTAAGAGCAATGGGTGTCAGCGGGTACATGAATTATAAAGGTACAGTAGTTGCGTGGAGAACAAAAACCATTAGTGGGACTGTTATAACTTATTTGGGACCGGAGGATTAAGAGATATGAGCAATTTAGAAATCAAGGAATTTAGTCAGGCAATCGCAAATTTTGTAGAAGCATCTCCGTTGCCGGAGGAAGTTAAGCGCATGGCATTGCAGGAGAATTTGGCACGACAGGAGCAGAAAGCCAGGGATGCATTACTGGCGGAGATTGCGAACCGCGATGCTGCCGAGGCAAAACAGAAAGAGGTGGAGCAGGATGCAGAAAGCGTATGACTGGGAAGAGAACTATTGGGAGAATAAGCCATCGACCAAGACACCAGTGAATAAAACCAATATGGATAAGCTTAGCAATGGAGTTTGCACCATTGATGAGCGTGTAATCACACTTGATTTGACCAAGTTTGACAAGGTTGATGCGCAGTCCTGTATTAAACAGATTGCCTATGATAAAGCGACTGGTAAATGGACAATCACTGCATTTTCTGGCGCCCAGCAGGTCATTGATACCATGCTCGAAAAGCTGGCGGTTAATTTTGACTATGATCCCGAAACACAGCGGTTAATCATTACACTGGATGATGGCACGCAGAAATATGCGGATCTGTCAGCGTTGATTACTCAGTTTGAGTTTATGGACTCTGATACCGTTTACTGGACGGTGGGGGCAGACGGTAAAGTAAAGGCTGGTATTAAAAACGGTAGTATCACGGACGAGAAGCTGCAGCCGAACTATCTTGCAGACATCACAGTGCAGGCAGAAACAGCAACACAGCAGGCATCAGCGGCGGCAGCATCTGCAGCACAGGCTAAGATAGATGCAGACCGTGCGGAGACCTATGCAAGCATCACAGAGCCTAAATTTTATTTAGATGAGACCACGATGAACCTTTACATGAAGGATGGCGTGGGTGTGGATTTTGTAGCAGATGACAATGTTTTGTATTGGAAAGTAGCATAAGGAGGAATGATTTATGGCAGCACCGGAAGGATATAAGACACTTGGAAAGATAGGAATATCCTACAAAGGAGATTACAACATCAATACTGCGTATGAGCGGTTGGATGCTGTGTTACATAACGGCAGCACATACCTTGCCCTAGTGGATGCCCCGGACGGAGCTCCACGGGATGATAAGATCAACTGGATCTATTTAGCCAAGGGCTTTAGCAGCGATATTGGGGACTCCGAAATCACCTTCACAGAGGCAGAGGCCCGGGAAAACATTGATACCGGCGAGAGCGTAAAGACGGTTTTTGGTAAAATAAAAAAGTTTTTTACTGATTTGACGGCACCGGCTTTTGCACAGATGATCACATCCAAGGATGATCTGCTGGCCACCAAAGCCACCGGCTATGTCCCGGATGCCAAGGCGGTGGCAGATGCGGTTACTGATGTAACTGGCAAGTTAGAGACTAAAGAAGAATTTGTCAATGAAGGCACTATTGTTTCTAAAACCGGTAACCATGTGACATTGAATGGATCACAATATATTCAGAGTGTTACATACACGATCCCAG